GCCAGTACCTGTTGTGTTAACAACCAGAGAATTAAAACCAAGAGCCGTGTTATCGCCTCCAGTGGTGGTGGCCTTCATAGAACTGACACCCACTGCGGTGTTTTGTGCGCCAGAGGTGTTTGCGGTTAAAGACTCTGAACCGACTGCGGTGTTGTTGGTCGCTGTGGTGTTTGTGCTTAAAGCTGCGTAACCAACGGCTGTGTTGTTAGATGCGGTAGTGTTTGCGTCTAAAGCAGCATAGCCAACGGCAACATTATTATCACCCGTAGTAATAGCAGTACCTGCCTCGTCACCAACAACCACATTGTAGTTACCACCGCTTTCAATGCTGTTGCCTGCGTTGACACCTGCGCGGAAGTTGCTTGTGCCTGCTGATGCAGTGATTATATCTGCGCCATCTGCAAATGTTACATCGGCTGCAAAGTTTGCTGCACCGTCTACGTCAATGACATCTAGGTTCGATGTACCGTCTACGTCTATATCGCCTGTAACTGTTAAATCATCACCAACAACCAGATCATCAACTTTAGTAGTGCCTGCTAGGTTTACATCGGTAAGTACATCATAAACGACACCACCAGATCCTGCTCCATCTGTGGCGATACACTTTGTTTCTCCCGCCAGGATGGCAACATTCGCACCACTGCCGCAGGTGAAGGTAAGGGTGTAGCTGGTAGCATTCTCCATCCACCAAACCTTAGAAACGGTATTAGGTAGAATAGTTACGGTACACGCTTGTCCCCCACCAGTAAGCTTGAGGTACATTGACCTATCTGCGTCTGAAGCGCCATCGGCAATAGTGATATTATCAGTAGAGGCGTTTGCTATCGCTCGTGTTCCATAGCCTAACGCTTGACCAATTAGTTCTAAGTTTAGATTTGTTACCGTGCCCCAAGTTCCGCTGGCGTCACCTGTAGCCATCTCGTTGAGTCTTAAATTGTTTACGTATGTACTTGACATTATAATTCTCCGCTTTGATTATACCTTATTTTTTACACCCATTACGCAACTTCCTGCCAGTCCGGTGTTTGAGTGGTGGGGACGTCTGTATATATTGTGGTTACCCCTGAAACGTCTGTATACGTTGTTGTGATACCTCTTCCCACTCTTTGCCAAATATTAACTGAATTAAGTGCAGAAGTTAGCTCTAATCCGTCTGGAGTAACAACCGCCGCCGCTTGGGTGTCTACACTATTTAGTGCAGACGTCATTGCCGCCAAGGTAACGGCAATCGTGTTGTTGGTAATTAAACTTTCGTTACCTAACGCAGAAGTGCCCACAACGGTGGTAACTGCCACATTTGCCGCACAAGATACAGACTCATCGCCTAGCGTAGTGGTTGACGCAACTGCGGAAACTCCTGTAACCGCCGCCGCTTGGACCGCAGTGCCGTTACCCAGTACCGACGTCATTGCCGCCAAGGTGACTGGGGCATTTGCCGCCGCCGCTACCGTTTCATTTCCTAGCGTAGTAGTTGCCGCTACTCCCGTTACGGGAACATTTGCCGCCGCCGCTACCGTTTCATTTCCTACTGCGGAAGTACCCACAACAGAGGTAACTGATATATTTGCCGCCGCTTGTACGGTAGTACCGTTATCTAATGCGGAAGTACCTGCGACTCCCGTAATAACAACGGGTATGGGTTCGCCAAAGGTTAGCTGACCAAAAGTACCTCTGCCCCACCCCGTTAGATTAGCCATTACTTACTACGCTATTCGTATAATAGCATTACTTGCGTCTGCTGCGGGGAATTGAATCGTAAAATCTCCCGCTGTGGATGTTTTATCCCCACCAAACGCTAAAACACAAACCGATGGGTCACCCGAAGCAGTGTCATTATATATAACGCATCCGTTTGCAGTAATAGTTGCATTACTAAACGTTAAATCAGCGAAATCACCAATAGCTGTTGTTCCAGAGGCCACCGGAGTTACGCTAGTCAACGCTGCGCCTCCAGCGGTGTAGTTTGTTCCACTCGCCTCATTCGTACTTGAATACGCTGTTGTTGCAGCACCAAGAGACGCTGAACTTGTATATAACGCTAATTTAAAAGTATTGCCTGACGATGCAGTAAAATTATGTGTTGCTGTCATTAACTGTACTTTAAATGAAGTACACATTGCTTGTGTTATAGCCATTACAGCCTCCTTAGTATTTTAGCCATTTCTGTATGACCTTGTTTGTCTAATAAACAGGACATAGTCGTTCTATCACTGGCTATAGCCTGTTTTATGTATAACAGAACAACTGCTTCTATATTTTCTTTAAATGCATTAGCCTGTGCCTTAACCATAGGATCTGCATTCGCACTAACAGCAATTAATCGTTCCATTATTCGTCCAGTCCAATATTCGGGGCTTAACCCCTCATTTTGGGTTGTTTTTACTCCTACGTTTCCTAATGAACTTGAAACATCTACGCTAAACATTAGCTGATCCTTGTGCCATTATTTTTATTTGGTCGTGTCTAGCTTCGTCTCTCACGTCTTTAAACTCTCCCAGAAGTTTCAGCATTGCTAACGCTTCCTGGAACTTTTGCTCATACAACATGATAGTATCCGGAGATGCTTTCATAAACACCGCCCCCTCGACTAAAGAGCCGTATAGCATTGCATTAGGAGCGTTTTCAGATAACCAAGTCTGATTATCGGCTCCTACGCTTGTTAGCGAATTAGGTCTGTAGTAATAATGTAACTCACAGGTTAATCCACTGGTTGGCGTAGGGGCTAGGATAAAAGTATCGTCATCGAAGATAGCGTAGTAAAGGGGTTCGCCTGTTGTGGTGCTTGCTGGGGTGTAATCCCTAATCCAGGAGACGTGTTTAAGCAGTAAATAACTGTAGTTACTGTTAGAGTCTATAAGGGCTAAACTAAAAGGAGATAGAAAATCAGTGGGGGTTCCTAAGTACGGAAGTCCATCGGTTAAGTTTCCTGTCACGTTTTTACGAAACACAGGGAGCTGAACAGCCTTTAAAATACGCTCTTCCGCTGTTTCGATGAAGGTGTTTAGGGTGCTTGTAAAGGTTGTTTCAGTATTATCTAAATAATTCTGAACCGCCGTCTTTAAGCCGCTGTATGTAAATCCTGCCATTATGTTTCCACCGTTACGTTACCTATCGCGCTTGTTGCCCCAATACCATCAAAAGAAGTGCCTATCGGGTCCGATGCATAAGTCATTCCACCTGATGAAAGGTTTGTGGTGATTATAACTCCTAATTGACTTTGAGGCAAAGGAACGTCAGGACGAGGTTTCCACAAGGATTCTGCGTCTACACTTAGGCGGACAGGTTCAAGCTGAGGGTGTTTAGGCTCATAGCATTCTTGGCACGTTCTAAAATTATTCCAAGTAGATTTTGCTGTTGTATACGGATACCTAAAGCTACATATGTCACATATAAAGTAAGCGTGTTTACCCGCTGCATAGGCCATTAGATATACTCGTATCTAGGAACAATCCTCAAGGGGGAACGGTCTTCATCGTATCGCATAGCGTTAGCTAAGTCTTGCTCGTATTGTTGTTTCATTACGGGTAATTTTTGTACATTCTTTTTTAAGCATAAATAGTACGCTAACCCAGAAACTAAACAAGGTGTAAACCGTACTGGAATGTCGATATCATTAGTAGATGCCGAAGCATCTTCAATTGTCCGCCAAACATAATAAACAAGTTTGTCGGTTGAATTCTCAGGCGTTGGGTAAAGATGAATAACGGGTGTTTTTAACCGCTCTAACCAGTAGTTTGTTGTTCTAGCTTTAGTTTCTTTGTTGGGAATACTAATAAACTCATTACGGTCTATTCGTTCTATCGTGTAATCGGTAACGATCCCATTAACGGTTCTTTCAATATACGCATCTAACAAGTCGATATCGAAGCTGTTAAAGGTGTATTCGTTAGTTCCTTCAGTGAGAGTAAGCTCTTCTTTAGCGATTTCCCACATCTGAATACCTCTGTTTGACCAATCGGCAAACATGATATTCATAGATCGACGAGCAGTTACTGCGTCATAAGAAGTACGAGCCTCCAAACCGGCAAGCTCGTAGGCTTCTTCTATTGCAGTCGCTACGTCTAAGCTAAATGCTCGAGTTCCTGAAGTAGCCATCTCTAAGCGTGAAACGCTGTTAACGTTAGGAAAGTTGAGACGGTGTACTGAATATAAATACCTGCTGTAAATAGAACACCTTCGTCAGGTATTACTACGTCTCGTGTTGCATCCGCATCCCCTACCGAACTTAAACCCATAACACTGGTTCCTGAAGGAGACGTATTTAGGAAGTCAACGGTCCCTGCGGTAGCTGTACTAGTCAGGTAAATACCTTTAAGTCTACTTCTACCTGCAAATATAACATCTGCTGCCGATCCATTAACTCCAGCACTTACGTTCCCTGCTGGATTGCCTACAGCGGAAATACCCGAAATAGTCAAAAAGTATTTAGTTCCCGTAGCTGTCCCAGCGTTAGCCCCTGTAATCGATTCTGTTTGAGCATCACCATTAACATCAGTTCCAGTCACTGTAAAGGACTTAGCCGCATCATTGCCCGCAGAAAGAATCGTTACAATTCTTCCATGACTAAGTGCAACAGCACCGCCTGAAGCTAACGCTCCCCCTATTACGAGGGCTGCATTATTTCCAACGGAAGCTGCTACTGATATTCCATCAGCATCTAATGCTTGTGTATCGGCAGTTATAGTAACTGCCTTAACATCTGAATATCCTGCCATAATTTACTCCTATTAAGCTATTGTAGCGATTGGAGTTGAAAGAGCAGTTACCATCCAAGTGGAGTTAGTTCCATCATCTACAACACAGGTCATAGAAATACGAGCATTAGCTACAGTTGCGTTTGGTAGGGTTAGTGTGTCTCCTGCTACATCGCTTACCGCGTTAGCCGCTGTTCCTGCTACAAGTGACAACATTCCTTGGAAATTAGATACAGCAGAACCGGGAAGTACAAAGGTAGTAGTTACA